TTTATTATTTCGCGTCCAATATCCACCATCAGGTGGTAATAAATTTGACTATATAAGGTGGGCGCGTGAATGTGCAGGTGTAACGCGTGCGTGGTGCATTCCAGCTCCGATGTACTGCAATTATGTCACAGTGCTTTTTGTGCTCGATGAGCGGCCTAATATTATTCCTACATCTGAAGATCTAAAACGAGTCAGTGATTATGTTAACGGGCATATTAATTCAGTAACTAACCAGTGGGAAGGTAAACCACCAGCAGCTGAATTAATCATGAAATCACCATCACCAAAATCACTTAATCCACAAATTAGACTTGTTCCTGATACACCAGAAACCCGCGCAGCGGTTTATGATGCGCTAGTTGAATTATTGAAAGGCTCTCAATTAGCCGAAAAAGTATACCTATCACACATCAGGGCGGCCATCTCTAATGCTCAAGGTGTAATCGACCATAGAGTCATCAATCTACTTGATGATATTGAAGCATCGGATGATGAGTTAATTGTGCTTGGAGACGTCACATGGCAATGACTCCTCAAGATTATCAACAAGCAGGATTAGCGCTATTACCGACAGGCCAAGCGTGGGATAAAGATTTAAGCAGCGAAAACGCAAAATTGCAGCTTGGATTTTGTTATGAGTTTTCCCGTATCGAATCAACTGGCGAACTACTATTAAAGGAAGTTATCCCTAGTGGCGCAATGATGCTTTTAAAAGAATGGGGAGAGTTTGCAGGGCTACCAGATTGCACATCTGATGAAACAGCAACCATTGCAATGAGACATCAGGCATTAGATGCAAAAATAAAAATGAGTGCGTCATTATGCTCTCGATTTCTAGAAAAAATAGCAGCCAATAGAGGTTATGCAATTAAAGTAATTGATAGGTGTCCACATCACTGCACGAGAAATGTTAATTACCCACTTCACCCATGGCACAATTGGTGGATTGCATTTGTGCGTGTTGATGGTCGTACAACTCATTATATGACAGTGCTTGACGAAGTAAAAACACATCTAAAACTGAATGATTATGGCGATCTTGAGTGTTTACTGGAGCGCTACAAGCCTGCTCACATCAATTTAATTTATCTTGACAGTAAAAGGGTTTAAAAATGTTTCATCTAGATAATAACAGCGGCATTGATGTAATGCCGATTATTAGGCAAACAGTATCAAGATTGTCAAAATGGTTTACCGAAGGGGACAGTCAAACACCGCCGAGCTATCCTGGCGCGGATTGGTTTAATATCGTACAAGCTGAGTTGTTGAATGTGCTAAAGGATGCTGAAATTGAACCAAACAAAGCGGAATTAAATCAGTTGTCACAAGCAATTAACGGCATGATTGAAAAAAAACAAGCATCATTAACAAATAAAGGGGTTGTTTTGTTAAGCTCCGCAATTGATAGTGAATCAGAAACCGAGGCTGCTACGCCAAGGGCGGTTAAAATTGTTAGCGACAGAATAAATGATATAACTGATAAATTTCAATCAGACGAATTTGAATCGCGTGTACATGCGCACAATAAGAAATATTATTTTTTTATGAGTAATAATGGTTTGGCTGGCATGTATAGTGAAGAAGAAAAAGTTGTTAAATGGGTTTTTAATGAGAGCGGTGTTCTTGATGAGGGGTTTGTGCCCGCCAGTAGAATATTAGATTTAGATAAATTTGTTAGAGGTAGTATACCTGCTGGTATACCTATGCCGTGGCCTCAGTCTGCTCCTCCCGCGGGGTGGTTAGAGTGTAACGGATCGCCATTTGATGTTAATCGCTTTCCTGAGTTGGCAAAAGCTTATCCATTGGGAAGTTTGCCAGATTTGCGTGGTGAATTTATTCGAGGGTGGGATAACGGGCGCAAGGTAGATCCAGAGCGCGCGATATTAAGCTGGCAAAATGATGCAATCAGAAATATTTGGGGTGAAATGTCGCCGATATCGGAAACGTTTGCTGCATCACCAGTTGCAACGGGTGTTTTTAAATATTTCAAAAAGCAAGCTGGTCACACGCCAACATCTGTTGATGATGGTAGCGCGGGTGGTGTAACTTTTGATGCTTCGCTTTTAGTGCCAACGGCTCGTGAAAACAGACCGCGCAATGTCGCATTTATGTATATAGTTAAAGCGGAATAAAAAAAGGGGGGGGTAATGAAATATCAATTAAAACCAGAAACAGCAATTTTAGATAAAGATGGAATAACAACAACTGCGGGCTGGGTATTGATTTATAATGTTAATTCAAATACTGGCGAGTTTATCGGTGTCACTTATCAATATTTACCGATTGGGGTTGGATTGCCCGCTTACTCATATTTAGATGCCCCAAAATCAGTTGAAGAAGGCAAAGCTATAGTTCGTCAAGGTTCAAAGTGGATTTACCCAAATGATTATCGAGGGCAAAATATTTATGCAACTGAAACTGGGATAAAATCAGTTATGCAAGATATTGGTGATATTCCAGATGGTTACACGTTATTGAAACCAGATACTAACTTTGATTCATGGGATGGTGAAAAATGGTTATTAGATAATGATAAACAGCATCAATATTATATAAAAATTGCATTAGCACAAAAAAATCGATTGTTAAACGAGGCATCAGCGCAAATTAGCTATTTGCAAGATGCGATTGATTCAAAAATAGCGACGGATGACGAAAAAGCACTGTATGTAGCATGGAAAAAATATCGAGCCTTGCTTAATCGTGTTGATGTTAATTTTGCGCCAGAAATCAGTTGGCCCAAAAATCCGTTAAATGGGGGGGTAAAATGAGAAAATTAAAGTTATATAAAATAATCTCACAAAAAGTTGTTACTGATGGTTATGATAGTATTGTTATTTGGGCATCTAATGAAGATGAGGCGATGAAAATTGCTGTTGAGATTTCAGTTAATTTTATAGACTCAATTATTGAGGCGGTCAAAGAGCCATCATTTAGTTGTGTAATGCATGCTAATTATACTCAAAAAAAATAG